CGTCTATTGCTTCAATCGTCATGTTTGGGTTTTCTTTAACCCAATCACGATATGTTGCAGGCATTTTTTGGCCGCTAAGTTTCAGCAAGTTGTATGCCCAGCAAACTAGATCGGTGTAGCCGATACCTTTGCCGTCACTAATTTTGCGACCCTCAGTTTTTTCCCATTCGCAGATAACAAACATATTTGTTGTTAACTCGACTGGCGTTACGCCGTCTTGTAGATCTACTTTAAGTTTTAGTCTCATTGCCTTGTCCTGTTCTCGGCCAGTTATGGCGCGTTAGATCACGTTACGTCAACTGTGTATGCGCCACCCATAAGTTCAATGTCGTAGGTGGCCAACTCGCCCAAGTTTGCGTTCATTACTGGCAACGCGCTTAAGTAAGTGTTTGTCAATTCAAAGCCCGGATTAGTTGCGCTGTTTGCGCCTGACGCTGGGGTTACTTTGATGTAGCACTTTGTGCCGACAAGTGGCGCAAGAATTGCGTAACTTTCAGCTGATGCAAATGACGCATAAAGAGTTAATGTTGCGCTGTTTGATTGCAGGCCAGCGGTGTTTGTGCGGGCAGTCGAGCCAAACGCGGTGTCCTCAAGTGCCTCAACGATGTAGTTAACGGTAACTGCGGATACCTGATCGGTGATGTCTGTAGTCGCTGCGCTTGACGCGCCGATAAGCACGACTGGGTTTGAAAGATAAGTGCTAGTTGGCATATTTACTCCTTGATGTGTTAGTTATAGTTTTACCATACCGCAACGATATGCGTGTGTATGCTCACGCCGTTTGCGCTTGCAAGCCAACTGCCACGTCATAACACGGATATTCTTGGCCGCCTATGTCGAGTGTGCCGGGTCTGCCCGACATTGCAATTACGCTCGAGCCAAGCACTAGCGCGGTAATCTGCAAAATTTCACGTAACACGGGCAACCCTGCTGGGCCGCTGCCAACAATCTTTATCGGGTAATCCATACGCACAATGTTGCCGTTGCCAGCGATCGTTGTAAAACTTGGCGCTGTAATAAACACACAATTAGGCACAAGTTTTGTCGGGTCGTTTACTACCCGTAAGCCTGTTACGGCTGTCAACGTGGCGCTCAGATCGTCTAGCGCCTCGTTAAACAGGTCTGTGTACGGTGCAGGCACTACGCCACCGCAGGTCGGTCAATACCTAACAACTGTTTGACGATCGGTGTCATTGACTGTTGCGGTGCTGTACCCATGTTGTCAAACGACGCAAACACGTTTTCTAGCGACCCTCGACTACGCCACAACGCTGCACAATACATAATTGTTCCCAACAAAACGTCACCACTCGGCGCCGTGCTCAAATTGTCGTTGTACGATGCTTCAGCGCGACGACGACTGCAAAACTGGTTGCCAGCGCTCACGGCCTGCGTAGCCAGCGTGTAATCATCAGACGGGTTAGTAATCGACACGCCAAGATACGTGACAAGGTTTGCAACCGTGACCCACGTGCAGGTAGGTGTAAACGAGACTGTGCCTGTGTAGAACGCGCTGTATTCAACTGCATCGCCTGTGCAGGCGTACAGCACTTGATTAGCGCGCGGTACGTTCTCGTTAAATGTCCATTCGCCTGTAGTGCTGTCAATGCCTATGTATTCGTATTGCGGGCATGACAACACGGTGAACGTGCCGTTAAACGGTGCGCCAATGCTTGCGACAACGATCGTGTCGCCAACCTGTATGTCGGTTGGCTCGAGCGTAGATATGCAAGCGTAGTTATTTAGTAACTGTTTTGACGCTGTTAGATATGTTGCCATGAGCGGTTTTGCCGCCTATGACTAAGCAAGCGCTAGTTTTTGTAAGAACGTTGACTTGGCTACGAACGTTGCAAAGTATCCGTAGTACGAGAACGTACGGGACAATGTTGACGGTACTTCTACCGACAAAATGCCTTTTTGCTGTTCGTAAACTTCATAACCCGGTGCGTATGCAACGATCATTGTGTTTGACGCAAAGTTGTTGTCAACAATCAAAGTCAAGCCAAGTGGATTGAGTGACGAGTACGACAAGTCTGCGCCTGCTGTACCAATCGAGTTTTGGCTAATGACATTGTTGCCGTTAATTGCTGGGAACAATGGTCGTTTGCTGCTGTCCAACTGGCGGCCTAACAATTCCCAAACGTTCGGTGAAACAAACAAGTGTGTTGGAAAGAAGTTTGACACGCTTGCGATGTTGACTGCTGCACCATAGAGCGCTGTCATCAACGATGACGGGTCAGTTTGGTTAACTGTCCAAGTTACGCCCGATACTGCGCCACCGCTAACCATGTTGTCGGCTGCAATGTTGTCAGTTGCAATCAAGTATTCGCCAGCAAGGTCGTTAAGTACCAAATTCATTGCTGCTGGGTCTGTAAAGTCCATGTCTTGCACGGTCATTGTTACTTGACCAGCAACAGTTGTTTTTGTAACTGTGTTTGACGCAATTACCATTGTTGTTGCTGATGCACCTGAACCTTCAGTTTGTGTTGCGGCCGAAGTGTGTGTTGTAATCGTTGGTCGAATAAAAGTTTTGCTTGGCGTGTTTGGCATTGCGCGTGCGCCAAGTGCCGAAACAACTGGACGAACGAAATTTAGGTCCTGAAACAACGGTCCCAAAACTGGAACTGGCAACAGACCAGGTGTATCGGTTGTCAAAATGTCGCCTGCTGCTGCTTGCAACGCTGACGATTGTTTACGTACTGCGTCTTTGTATGCGGCGTTTACTTTTGCAAAAGTGTCGCCACCAATGTGCATTGCTGACAAGTAATCTGCTGGTGAAGGCATTTTAAATTCGCGTGCAGGTTGCGCCCAAAGTTTGTCAACTGTTGACTGTGCTGCCTCGACTACTGGTGTTGCTGGTGTTTCGCTCATAGGGGTTGTGTCCTTTTGTTCTTGTTGTTCTGATTGTATAGCACTTGTCAATTCGGTTTCGGGGATACCTTCGGCTACCTCGTCAGGCTTGCTGGCCGCAACCTCGGTAATGACTGCACCGCTAAACGCGCCTTCGCTAACAAGCGACAATTCTTGCCAATTAGCCGCCTCAACGATCATTACGCCTTCCTCGTCATAACTAAACTTTGTTGGCGTTACGCCTACCGATACTGCGTCAATAACGCCGTCATTGGCAAGGGTAAGTGCTTCGTCGCCTAGTCGAGTGGCGCTGATCTTGGCCGTAAACATCATGCCCTGTGGCGTGTCCACGCGCTCAACTACTTTGCCGACAATCTGATTGCTGTCATGCTGCATAAATAGTTTCGGGTCGCGCCCCGTGACTGGCAACGACCCTTGCAAAAATCGTACCTTAGTGCCGTCATTGACTGTGGCTGTTTCGTCGTATGTGACTGCTACGCCTGAGATTGAGCGCGACGGCAAGCCCTCTGCCGCCGCTGCATCAACCGTGATCTGTGAAGGGGTTAATCGGATCATAAAATTTATAATACTCCATTTGGTATCGGTGTTTCGGAATTGTCCTCACGGTAGTCACTCATGGAATATTCACCCGACAAATATTGCTCAACGTCAAATTCAACATATGTGCCGTTAGGTAGCACGTTGTTACCGCTTAATGTGCCAGCAATGCAGTCAGCGTAAGCGCGTACGCCAAATGTCCACAAGTCCATGCGCGCTTCAGCACTTGATTGATACGAATAACTGCCGACCGACACGCCTGCAAGGTACGGCGGAATGTTGCACAAACGCGCCATTTCCATTGCTTGGAACTCGGCGCTGTCAATCAACAACATTTTGTCAGGGCTAGTTGCGGTTTCTGTGTAAGTCACAAATTCGTTTAGCGCTGCAGTCTGATTAGTTTCTCTAGCCGAATTAAACGCGCTTGCAAGATCAGCCAACTCTTGAGCCGATAGCGGTTCGCCACCTGTTTGACGCAAGATGCCTGCCGGTATTGCCGATGACGAATTGCGGTAGCGTGCTGCTTCAAGTTTTAACGCTGTTGCAACTGATTGTTCGCTCATATAAATAATGCCTTGAATTGGCGACAAGAATTGCACAACGTCGTTTGAGTCTAAATTTCCGCCTTGAAAAATAATTTGTTTTGACGGCGCAAACCAAACTGGCCCAGCCTGATCTAAAGTTTGCACCATTGCTGCGGGTAGTCGAGTAAACGACGCTGGGTATCCGTCGGCTGTGCGTGACGTGATATACCAAAATGCGCGACCGTAAAAAAATAGATCGTCAAATGTCCAAGACATAATAAAATTATTTGGCAATGTTGGGTCTATTTTGCGTAGCCAAGTGCGCGGTGCAATCGGCAACTTTTCCATTTCGTTGCCGTTCCACATTTCGTTATACATTTTTAAATTCATGCAACCAATAACGCTGGCCATAAGGTCGCGCGCACGACTAATCGTCGGAACGGAAACTGCACGATTTCTAGGCCCTTCGGTGTACGAATAATACTGACCGATCATGTTTGCGCCACCGTTGTTGACGCTGTTGCTGTAATAGCCACCAGCCGCCGCCGCTTTAGTTGGCTCAGGCGATATTGCCGCTTTGTTTACTGACCTGCTAAAAATTGCCATTTGCTAAGTATGCCACGCGTATCGCTTGCCTGTGTTGATAGGTGACCGCCGCGAACGTAACCGAGAAAGCATAGGTAAACGACGGCCACCCGTTTTGCATACTAGCCACTAGCCACAACGATCATAGGTTTACCGATGACCGCTGGCTTGTTAATTGTGCTGACGGCAAACACTAGGCAACGCGCTAACTCAATTGGGCCGGGTGATCGGATTGACGACAAAGATAATGCACCCTGATTTTTAACCGCAACGGCACGCTCGACGTGTTGCGCCAACAATGTTGACCCGTCATGCCTAACCCGTTTTTCTACTATTGCTGTGCGACAAACTTGTGTCCAGCGCGTCAGCTCACGATTGCCAACCATTTGTGATCGGTGCGCAAACTTGCTTGGCATAGACATTTCAAACGCTGGCGTAATCAGTAATCGAGTCGTTGTATCTTTACAAACGTCGTCAACGGCCTGCCAACACTCCGACAAAGTGTCGGTCACAAACTGTTGGCAAACCTGTATGTTGCCGTCGCCGTTTAGCGCTGCTCGAACCCCAACAAACCTGCTCTCGTCTTGCGATTGCTCAATAGCCAAAACGCCGCCTTTAGGCATAGGCAAATCGGTTTTAAGACTTGCCCAAACCCCCGGCTGTAGCCAACCGTGAGCGCTGGCAGTCCACAAATTTACTGACGAACGCAAAAATGCGTTGCGGTTAGGTTGCTCGGCTTCGGCTTGTAGCACGTCAACAGTCAGCGTGTGGCCGATTGCTGGGTTGGCTTGCAGCCAAGCGTCAACGGTCATTGGGTCAGTAGTTGCAGCGGGTGAATATTCGGCAAAATATAGCGACGACATTTTGTGATCGTCAATAGATCGCAAACCCTGTTCACGCCAACGCAACATTTCTTTGCTCGACTCGTCGCCACTTGTGCTGGTCATAAATAGCATGGGGCTACGTCGAGTACGCATAGTCGGCAACAAACCAACCGACACGGCCTCAGGGGTCACCGCCCACAATTCGTCAATGCAAACTAGGTCAGCGGTCAAACCGTGAAATGACGTAGGAGTAGCGGCGCGTACTAGCCAGCGCGTACCGTCAGGCAAATTGGCTTCGTTACGGCCAACCGCCCAAGTCAAAATAGCGCCAAAATGCTGTTCAAGAATTGGGGCGATTTTGTGGAACAACTCGATCGCCAAGTCAAGTTTGTGGGCAGTTGTAATGATCGTTTGTGGCTCGCCCCGCAATTTTGGCATCTCGGTACACCAAAAACCCACAAGGCTTTCCAGCAATTTAGACTTGCCGTTTTGTCGAGCGACCGACACCAACGCTTGCCTGTGCAACAGATCGCCGTGCTCATCATGCGCTAAAACTCCGCCGGCACAATACTTTTGCCACTCCATAAGTTCGCAATCTAAATATTCGCGCGCCCAATCAACCACACCGTTAACAAGAAATACCCCTCGCCGATCAACGCTCGTTTCTAATCTCGGCTTGTATGGCGCTGTATGTTTATGCATCGGCTGGTCAGCGCCAGTTCCCGCCAATCCTGCCAAACCCTTATGAAATAAGGCTATGGACGAGTCGGGGTCGTCTGTGTTCTGTATAAAAATACGTTGCGATGTATTTAATGCATTTGCAATTTGTGGTGGTCGTTCGTATATGCCTTTGCGTTTTAGGTTTCCGTATCGAGCGCCGCGTGAACTGTTGCA